TGTAGTCGGAGACGGCATTAGCTGACCGTTGACATACCATATCATGCTCATACTAAACCGCCTCCCATAATTCTCTGTTTGCTTCTCTGATAGTTCAAAGACGCTTCACCTATCTCTCTTTGCGAGATATAAGCTCTAAATTCTTTTGATCCGACGACATCGATCAATTCTCTTAAAAGATCGTTTGTTTCTTCATTGTCCATATAGCCCTGCAGCGTTTCCAAAGGCGCAACGACTTCCGGGTTTGTAGATGCTCCGGAATATTCACCGACACCGATGATCTGCGGACCTGAAAAAACGCCGCCGTTCGCATACCAGTCAACATTCAATTTAGGTATTCCAAACGAATTGGTGCCCCAGCTCAAATGAGGAAGCTTGATATTGAATGATCCGAGTGAAAGACTGGACCACCATGATTTCAGGCTTTCCCACTTTTCATTCAGCTTTTCTTTGATATCACCGAATTTGGTAATTATCGTTGAAACGATCGACCCCCATGTTTTTGTCGTATCTCTGTCAAGATTCGAATCAAACACAGAGAAAATCGACCAGATACTGCCGGTTTTAGAACTCGTCGCCGTTCTGATGTCGTCAAGATTTTCGCCGATCACATCTCCGATATTGCCCCACTTCTTTGTCGTGTCATATTCCATGTTGCCCCAGCTTGTGCTCATTGATGACTCAATCTTAGGCGTTTTATCATCAATTTCTCCCTGAACATTGTTCAATGTTTCAGCAGTCTTATCTGACAAAAACTTAGTATTCAGCGTATATCCGGCATATCCGATTCCAAGTCCTGCGACCAGCAATGCAAGGCCCATGGCACATGTTGCCGGGAAAAACAGAAGGATAAAACCGATCGCCGTCATCGAAACGCCAAGGATCAGCATGATATTTGAAACCGTTTGGAGCAGATTGTTCGGCAAATACGACCAGTCGACCGCAAATGATGCTACAGCGATTCCTGAGATAAGCAGGCCAAGACCCAGTGCCGGATGGCCTGTGAATGTCAGGACTGCACCCAGACCGATCGCAAATCCGGCAAGGATCCCAAGTACTGCATTCTTTACGCCGCCGACCTTTTCGACAAGATAATCCCAGTTCGGTGCGATCTCCTTATAGGTCAGTACACCTGCAGCCAGGATCATTCCCAGACCTGAAAGAGGATGGCCTGTAAACAGCAGAGCAACACCTATGCCAAACATTGCTCCAAGACCGATCAGTTTGAGAAGATCTGCATTTCCTTTAATCAGAGATGCGAATTCACCGAATTTGTCGGCCAGATCGAAATTTCCGAACGGATTGGAAAAACCGTCTCCGCCGTTGTCATTGATATTGTTGATCTCATCGAATCCGGCCAGCTGCTTTGAGGCTTTTCCGGCACTCTTGCCATATTTGTCCATATTGATCCCGGCAAAACCGAGAAGTTTCACGAAATAATCGACGATCGAGACCAGCTTTACGAACATGTTGACCAGCCATTCCAGGACCGGCGCAAACAGAGATCCAAGTGCATACCAGCATGCATTCAGTTTCTTCTGCAGCTCGTCATTCTGGGACAGCCAGACGTTCATGGCCTTTCTGATACCGGAATAAAATCCCTGTATGCCGATCAGACTCAAGGTAAATCTTTTTGCCCGATTAAACAGATCCTTTGCATCCGTTCCGATATCGACGACCGTCGTCTGAACAGATTTCAGTTTGTTTAGCCATGATGATGTCGTTTTCGGCATCTCTTCCATTGGCTCTTCGTCTTTGAATTTTGAAAGGATATCTTCCAGCTTTATCGCAGCTTTTTCGTAATCGTCAAAACGGTTCCAGCGCTCTTCGTCTGAAATGCCCATATTGTAAAGACCGAGCCTGTCTGCTGTTTCAAGCTTGTGCATTTCCGCTTTTATTTTCTGCAGTCCGGTTTCGACAGACGCCTTGTCCTGAAAATCGATCCCGATATTCAGATCCTTCAGGACTTCTTCAAGAGTCTTCTGAGTCCTTTCGGCCTGGTTTATCGCTTCACTGTCGTCTATTTCAACCTCTATGACGGCTTTCAGTTCTTCATTATTCATGTTTCATTCCTTTCACAAGATCCTTCATCAGAAAATCAGGCATAGGGATGCTTTTCCTGAAATACAGTTCCGGGCTGGCATCTTCCGGCTTTCTCGGAAAATGCTTTCCGAACAATTGTCCAGTCAGAACAGCCTGTTTCCATAATCTGTAGGAAAGGCCCTTCTGTCTGCTTTCCAATGTATCCTGGAGCTCTTTGATCGTCATTTCATAGAGCTGATCATACAGAAGATCATATTCAAGCAGCTTCAAATAAAGCTTTTCGATATAATCACACGACCAGTCTATTTCTGCGGGGGGTTTGATTCTTCACTCTCCTGCGGATTGTCGATCGCTTCCTGGATCTTGTCCATATCTTTCTGAGTGATCACACCGGAAACGACACATGCCGGGAAAATGATCTTGAGATAGATGCTTTCAAGAGAATATCCTTCATCGACCAGCTGATCGAACAGTTCGTTCGCATCCTTGTCCGAAAAATTCGGGATCCTGGATCTGCGCATGTATTTGAGCAGGTTGACGCAGTTGGTATTGGAAACCTGCTGAATATACTTCTGTAAAGGCGTGTTGTTCTTCTTTTCAATGTCGATCGCATCTGACGAGGTCAGACGGAATTCCAGATCTTTGTCTTCCAGTTTGATTGTTAAAAACTTCATTGTAGTCCTTTCTTGTTTTTGAATATAAATACTTACTTATTATTTTTTTGCTTCACCACAAAGACGAAAACGGCCCCAGATCGCAAAAAAAGGGGCCGTTAAGCCCCTGTTATACCGATGCCGGCAATGTGATTGTGATTTCGTCTTCCGGCATAAGGATCAGATTGAACTGACTCAGGTCGTTTGGACTGCCGCCAGGCAGAGAATATCTGCATTTGGATTTGAATTTTGCGGTGATGCCATTGACATATTCAAGCTTCCAGAAATATGCAGGGTCTCCGGATGCGTTGGCCATATCATAAATGACCTTGATGTTTGCCGTAGCCGAAGGATCTTCCAGATTGAATCCGAAAGAAAGTGTTCCGATATCCTGAAGGCCAGGAACATAGGAACGGTATTTCAGGTTGTCAAACGTCGTACTTTCGACGGTATCAGGTTCTCCCAGAATGTCCGGGATCGAATTCAGACCGATGATCTGAGTATATGTCCCGTTATCCGTAGATGAATAAGACAGTTTGGCGCCTGTCATGATTCTGTAGTTATTTGCCATATTTTCTCCTATATAATGCCTTTATTCAATTCGTTGTATCTGGCCGTTCCCGTTACAGCGATCTTTTTGAATCCATCCTGAAAGTCTGAAACGTCACGGTAAGAATACCGTAAATTGAGATCTTTAAAAGCTGCTTTCAATTCTTCCATACAGTCGTCTATTATCTGCAGAGTGTCTTCTGCCGGATCGTTCTTTCTTACAAGTCTTCCGGTCAGAACGACTTCCATCGACTGGTTGCGGTCAAAATCGATCTGAATGTTGCTTTCAGACAGCTCATATCCGAAATATGTCTGTCCTTCTTCCACCATTCCGTCGGGTTTTGCCGGTCCGCAGTCGATGCCGGTGCCGTCGAGCCTGTCCTGGATCAATATTCTTATGTTACTGAACTCACTCAAATTTTGCTCCTTTCCAGAATCTCTTCGACAAATCTGTCTTTATATTTCATTATCGCTGGCCACCAATGAGGTCTCGCCTGGATGCCCCATGTCCCTGTTGTGATGAACTGGTTCATAGCATGCCTGTTCCAGGGAGCTTCCGTCGTATATGGATAGCCGTGTTCATAGATATTCGATTCTTCGCCAAGCGGTCCGGTTCCCCATTCCAGAAAGACGCCGACAGGAATCATCATGTTCTTCTTTTTCCAGAATACATAGTAGTCTGAATAAATTTCTTTTCTGTAAACATTCTTTTCCTGAAGGGTTATAGAAACTTTGATGGAATTTCTGTACGCTGCGAATTGAGAGGGATTGAGCGCTTCGCTTTGCGGCGGTATTTCGATATTCGATCTGATTTCCTTCGCCAGATCTTCGCAGAATTCTTCTTCTGCTGCGACAATTCTCTTAGTCATTTCATCCGACTTGGATCTGATCGTTCCCGCGAGGCTTCCTATGATCTTCATATCCGTTCTATATCGACCGATAGGAAAGAAACGGAGACGATCCTGAACATTTTTCCGGAATATCCTATCCTGTATTTGGAAATGTTGTCTTCTTCAGTGTTCATTTTCGACCGCAGAAGATCTTCAAGCTCATGGTGAATTGAGGAGATCCTCAGCATGTTTACGATCCTCGATCCGTAGATCGAAGCACTGATCTGATCGTTCAGTTCCTGTTTCTGGATGGAATACTCCGAAAGGAATTCATAATCTTCCGTTTTCGTTCCGTTCGGCGTTTTTGAATAAGTTACTTTATAAAGGCTGATCTTTTCAAGGTATCTAAGCTGTTTCATACGATAACTCTCTTGTTTCCTTTGATGATATCCCTTCTCAGCCTGTCCTTGACATCGTCGTAAGATGAGCTGATGCCAAGTTCAGACTTTGAAACGGTATCTTCCGAGCCTCTCTGCAGATAGATAGATTTGACTGCTTTTCTGATATCCGGCGCCAGGATGCCGATCTGGACACCCTGGTCAGCCAGGAATCTCCGGTTTGAAATGTAAAGAGCATCATTGACGGTCTCTTCCACAATCGTTTCAAGAACTGTGTTGTCATTACGGTAGTTCTCGCCGAGATCAGCGATGATCTGTTGTATCAGTTGTTCTTTTGTCATGATGCTCTATCACTCCTTAAATGCTTGCTGCCGGTTTGTTGTGCAGATAGATGCCGGCAACCTTGTTATCGTAGACATCGACAAGACCGTATGCTCTGTAGAAGAACAGCCAGCCGTCGGAAGTCTGGTTTTCCTGCGGCGAAACGATCTTGGAAACAGTGTGTTTCTGGTGTTTCATAACAGCAGACGGATGAACGATCATGAAGTTGATCTCTGTACCGTCGCTGGCCTTTGCGTAACCGCCGGCTTCCTGGCCTGCAGTCGTACCGTCAAGCAGCTGAATCTTCGTATAGAAACGAGTCTGCGGAACCTGTTTGATCTTGGCAAAAGTGCCAAGGACTTCTCTTGACTTGGTCGTATCGAGATCCTGGATAGCTCTGTAGCCGGTCGGAGTGATGTAAAGGATTCTTCCTTCCATCGGGACTTCATCCTCGTCCATCTTTGCCATTGCAGCAGAAATAGCTGCGATCCAGTCGGTACCTGCAGCGAGAGCTACCGGAGTTGCGACATGTGAAATGTTCGCGGTCTGGGCAAGCTGTGCGAAAGTCCTTGCGTCCATTTCAGGAACGACTGCGACTCTCATGAATTCTGAAGCAAGCTTGCCGAATGCAACGCCTGCGGTCTCTTCGTTGTCCATAGCGTCGACATCGAACTTACGGCCTCTGTCGTAGTTGAACTGAACGGTCTCGTTCGTCAGAACAACAGCGCCCTGGGTGTAGCCGGAATTTCTGGAATAGTTAGCCAGCTTGTCAAAGCTCATCTTCGGGATAACGATCTCGTTGGCGTTTGCGCCTGCCCTGACAAGAGCCGGATCCATATCCAGATCACCGGTCAGAGTGTTGAATTTGTAGACCTCATCAAGAAGGTCGACATATTTTTTGAATAATGCAATAGTCTGTACTGTAGCTGCCATATTATCCTCCTGTTATTTACTAGGCAGTCCCATGACCCTTCTGGCGAAGGCATCATCGGAACGTTCGACGCTTTTAACGTCTTTCGGAGCACTCTGCTTCAGCCGGTCATTGATCTGTCGTTCGATCTCCTTTTTCAGGACGGAATCGACATTATCAAGTTTCTTTTTGATCGATTCGGCATTTTCGGAACCGTAGTCAAACAGTTCCAGCAAAGACGCATCCATTCCTTTTTCGGTGGCGATCTTCAGAGCTTCATTCTTCAGCTTGTAGGCATTCAGTTCACCGGTCGCGGCATCTCTTTCCTTTGAGACTTTGTCAAGCTCATACTGGAGCTTTTCATCCGCATTCATTCTTCCCAGCTTTTCAGCCTCTGTTTTCTGGGCTTCGAGATCCTGCTGCCATTTTGCGTGAGACTTCTCAAGCGCAGCAGCCACCTTCTTGTCGTATGCTCTCTGATAGTCGGGATCCTGAAGGATCTCATCGAACGTCAAAGGCGCATAGTCTTCGTCGTCAAAATTGTTCTGATCGACATTTTCATTTGTTTCTGTCATCTTTCCTCCTTTGCCCAGGCCATCAAAAAAATTGCCAGCCCATGCATCAAAACAAATTTAATTAAATTTAGTGTTTACGGACACTGTGCAGCACTGATCCTAGAAAGGTAAACCGGGAAAAGCAAGAAAAACCGGCGGGATAAATGCTGCACACTGCCCGCAAGCAGTGCTATTCGACATACATGATGGTTGATCGACACCAGTGAAAATGATCTGTAATTGGAGGTAAATTTATGCCGGTCTGCAATCCTTGCGTGCGATATCTGATGTTCTGCTTATGTGATGCCGAATATCTTATAAATACATTTTCATCTTTCGTATTGAAGATCTGTCCGTCCAGAGACAGACACATCGGTGTCGTATGTTCGTCAAGCTCGGCGATGAACCGAACTTTCTGATTCGGGAACGGATCGAAATAGACCTGGTTTCCCATCGACCTCACCGTATTATCCAGGGAACCGGAAAACTTGTCTTTATTGATGCAGAGTATCCTGTTGGTCTGCTTTATCACAAGTTTTGTCAGGTCTTTTTCGATCAGTACGCCGTTTTGCGAAATTATCGTGAAGACTCTGTTCTTCATGTCTCCGGCAAATTCCGCAGCAAGCGAATAAATGTAGGTTTCATATGTTTCATATACGACCGGGACCTCAAGGTATTTCGTGATCATCGCCCAGGTCAGGATTTCCGGCACCAGGATCGGCCTTATCCTCTTCAGATCTTCTCTTGCCTGGAAATAGATGTCGTTCGCCGAATAATAAAAGACCTCGTTTGAGATCCTTATTGTCTTTTTTGCAGCTTCATAATAAATTCCCAGTATCAGAAGATCGATCACGTCGGCGTAGGTCCATTTCAGTGCTGCACATTTATAGGCCAGATAGTCCTTGTAGAGACCTTTTTTCATCCAGGCTGATATTTTATTAAGAACTTTCCTTCTGAGCCTCTGCGGTACCTTTTTGCGCATCACGTCGCGTTTTGCGCCAGTTGAGGATACCGTTTCGATGATCTCGTCGATCAGATCAGCGTAGACCTTCCTTAGCTCAGGATAGATCTCTCTCAGTTTCCTGTCGGTCTTCTTCCATCTGTTCTCCAGGATCTTCGAATTGTTCATTTGTACCCTTCATCTTTTTCATCTGTTCCAGGTTCTTCTGCATGTTGTCTTCGTTTTCCTGGTCCATCTTCTGCTTTTCACCGAAATAGTCATATCCCAGCTGCTCGATCACAGTCTGGTCAGAAATGATGTCCTTCAGTTTCAGCGTACGGTCGATGTATTCATCCGAATTGTCCGGAAGGTTCTTCGGCAGCTTTATGGCGATATCGCGGAAATCGAAGTCCGTTCCCTTCTTCAGATTGATCCTGTTGAAGATGAGTTCCCATCTTCTCAGATAGGCTTTTTTCAGCAAGGAAGTGGAATTCTCAGTCATCATGTTCATAACATAGAATTTCCGGTCGATCGCCGAAGCATTCATCTCATTGGAATTGAATGCCAGGTCGGAAGCGTTCGGAACGCCGGCCATCAGGAATATCACGTCAGAATACATCTTCAGTTTGGATTCGACGCCTGCAGCATCAGACGGCTTGGAAAGCCATGAGACATCTCCGTTCTCACCGACATAGATCGTCTTGGCCTTCATCCAGTATTCATCTTCCTTCTTTCTGGCCTCGTTTTCGATCACTTTTCCATCTGTATTGATGATGGTGATCGGATTTTCCGGTGCATAGTTAGTGATCTTTAATTTGCAGTCGGCATCATTGTACTGATCGGTGTTCCTGGTGTTCTGTATCAGCTGCTCATAAGCAGAGATAAGATCCTCACATGGTTCAAACAGCGAGAAATCAGTTTCTACAGCAAAAGCCGGAACATCGTTCCAGTAATGATTGTGAAGTTCCTTCAATACGGTCGTCGTGCCCATTTCATAGGTCCTGGATCCATTCCTGTCGGTAAGCTCGATCATCTGAACGATCTCGCCGTTGATGTTCTTCTCGTTCCATGTCCTGACAAGTCCGGTCAGGTTTGCCGGACTTTCATAGTCCCAGGTAGCGACGGTATGCAGAGGATCGTATTTTGAATATACGATCTCATTTTCTTCCGATTCATAGATAATTTCATAGCAGGCACCGTATTCCAGCAGATCATGTCTCAGATCGTGGTTTTCCTGTTCATCGTCGTTGTAGTCGGCGACAAAACCCATGATGATCTCCATTTTCTTGGCATATTCCTGGTCTTTGGCCTGTTTGTCAAGAATATCCTCAATGATCTTGTTTCTCTTTTCATCAGCTGAAACATTGACGGAATAGACAGGCTTTCCTGAAAGATATCCTGCAGACAGGTCGACGATATAGCGCTCAAACGGGATCTTTGTTTCCTGCTTTGTATCGGCAAACATCAGGGTGCTCATGTCGGCACCTCTGGAATATTTGTCATGCAGTACCTGCCTTTTCGTCAGGATCGGCTGGATCAGATTATAGAGCGAATCTATATTGGTTTCGTCGTATTCTTCAAGATTTGCGATTTGCAGCATAGATTCCTCCTATAATTTGTATTTGTCTTTGAATTTCATGATCTCCTGGTCGCTCATACCGGCCTTGTTTCTCAGATAATCAAGTGCCTTGCCGGATTTGAGTGCCTGTTTCCAGCCTTTGGAAACGCCTTTGATGTTGGTCTCCACATGGCCGTGCAGCTCTATGCACATATTGCGGAAAGAATGATCATTGACGTTCTTCAGATTGAAATCATTCAAAGATCTGTCGTCTCTGCCCGACAGATTGCGGTCCATGATCTTTTTGTTCATGTCGTCCAGGTTCGAATCCTGTTTTTCGAACATGAATTTTGCCCATTCGTTCTGTCCTATAAGCGGATTGGTGTTCCACTGATCCTTATTCTTGGTGAAATTGGAAACGACCATCCTGTCGCCTCTGTCTTCCACGACATAATACAGATCGTCCGGATCTTCGCCTTCATCCAGGTATTCCGGCTTGATTTTGGCAAAGTCGCCTTTCTTGTATTCCGGACCTTCTTCTTTCAATTTGGACCAGTCGATCTTGTCGGCTTTTTCTTTTCTGCGCTTTTCAGACTGTTCCAGCTTTTCCTTTTCTTCAGCCAGATTATTTTCTTTTGTGCTGTTTGACTGATTTCTGCTGATCTTTCTGGCTGATGAGAAATCTCCATTGAATTTATGCGATTTTCGCATTGCGTCGTGAAGATTGTCGCCTTTGCCGATAAAAACACGGCGGCCCATAATGGTACGCCATACGCCTTCGTTTTCTTTTGCCATAGTTCCTCCAGTAAAAAAGACCTTTTTCAAGGTCCGTTCTATAATAGCTTTCTTTCCGACAGCTGCCATGTATTGCCAGTGATATACTGTTCCAGCGCATATCTCATGGCATCCATCAGATGGTTGAAATCATCGATCGGAACGTTTATCTTGTTTCCGAATCTGTCTTCATCCCAGGTGTAATTCGATATCTCAGTAATGAAATTCACGCATCTTGGATGAATGATGATCTTCAAATCCTGTATCCACTGAATGCCGTTTGCGATGGAATCGCGGCCTTTTTTGGCGCCTGTCGTCCTGAGCCCCAGGAATCTGAGCTCGTCGATCGATTTCGGTTCCGCAGAATCGCATACGATATATTCCTTGCGGTAGCCCATTTTCACGATGTTTTCGCTTATTTCCTTGTTGGACAGGCCTTTCTTGTACATTTCGTCCCAGACGTACAGCTTTTTTTCTTTCTGGTCCAGAAAACCGACAAAAAAAGCGCTCGGATCGTTCGTATAGCCGAAGTCCAGTCCGCAGACTGTCCTGGTATTTCTGATCTGATCGAGAGTAAATTCTTTTTCTTCCCAGTTTTCATAAATCAGACCTTCAACGATACCCCAGTTTCCCAGACCTGCGACCTGGTATCTTCGCGGATTGTTCACTTTCATCCGTTCAAACAGTTTCAGGTCGGCTTCGTCAATGAATTCATTGACCATGTAGTTGGTCGTCATTGCCAGGATCTCAGGATCCTTGACATCGAAGAACCGTTTTTTCAGCCAGTGATGTTCGTTCCACGGGTTGAATGTCAGAATGATCTGTTTCCACAGATAATCTGGAACCGAACCTCTTATGGATTCGTCGATCATATCGAAATCTTTTTCTTTTGTGATCTCGTAGGCTTCTTCGATCCACATCCAGCACAGATATCCGGTATCAACAGTAATGGAAGTGATCTTCAAAGGATCATCCAGTCCTCTAAAATAGATCTTCTGGCCAGTCGGAATGAAAGTCGCTTCTAGCGGAGATTCCTTGAATTCCCAGAGATGTTCGCAATTCTGCCGCTTTACTGCCCATTTAATCTGGGCAAAACAGGAATCTTTCAAAGTTCTGAACGTTTTTCTTACGACAACAGCATTGGATAAAGGATAACGCATTATGTTATTTGTCAGTCTTAATGCGGTCGTAACGCTCTTTTTTGAGCTTCTGGATCCTTTGCAGACCAGATATCTGCCTTTGAATTTCCAGAATTCACTGTATCCTTTACCGACAAGCTGCTGCAGAGATATTTCACTCATTCAGATCATCGATAAAGACCGGAGTCTCCACATTCACATTGACTTCTTTCTGCGGAGCCTGGCCGATCGTATCCCTGAGCGTTTTGAATCCTTCATCGTTGGATTTTGCCCGTTCGATAACGTTCAGGATCATCTCGTTCCAGTCTTCTTCCTTCATCCGGTTCAGGATCTCTTCTTTGATGATTCTCATCTTTCTTCTGGATTCTCCGGACTTGATTCCTGCTCTTCTGGCGATCTCAGCCTGTTTGCTGCCAGCTTGAAACCTGGTATTTTCGCCGATTTTTTGCATTTCTTCCTTTGTTTTTCCAGGCATTACGGAAGTATCTCCTTACCGGGCTTTTTCATTTCTTCGATGTCATTAAGATATTCTTCATAGCTTTTTCTTGCTTTCTCAGGAACATCTTTTTTCAGTATATACATTTCTTCTTCCTCGTCATATGTAAACCAGCTGCGGTCTGCAAGGAAGAAATAGTCTTTCATATCTCCGCAAATCATTATTTACCTCTTTCTTTTTCCAGCCAGATCCTGAATGCTCTGATCAGGCGGTTGTTGTTTCCAAAATCATTGTCCTGTGCAAGATACGATCCGACAAAAAGTTCTGCAAAGAATTCACTCGGATTTGTCGTCCCGTATATGCTTATATAGTGTTCATAATCATATACCTGACCGAATTCTTCTTCCAGGCTTTTGTCTTTTTTATAGATCTTCAGGATCTCATTCTTGATCTTTCTGCACAACGACTTTACCTTTTTTTCCGTTTCGTCGGGATCTCTGCCAAGTCTTCCGAAGTTCGGATCGTCTTTTCTGCATCTTTCTATTACTATATCATGTTCAAGCAGATGACCGTATTCATGAATAAACGTATATATAGGAACATCTTCTTTTTTGCAGTCCATCTTGTTTGTCGGATATGGGCAATCAATAAAGCTGTCAGTCGTCTTATCATAATGATGTGTCATGATATGCCATTCGTGTGCCCATGCAGATTCATCTATGATCTCTTTTTCCGATTTAGAATACTTTGCCCTGCTTATGACCATATCCTGAGCTTCGAAATTATCCCAGCTATAAGTCACATATCCCAGATACTTTGTCAGCATGATGTCAAATTCTCTTGGTTTAAGACATTTAAGTGGATACTTTTTATTCATTTCAGCAATATGATCAACGCCTTTGTTGATAAGATCTATATTTGCAGTCTGAATATGAAAATGATTGGATGTCTTGAATATTTTAGTTATTTTATCTGCAATATGTCTTGCATTTCGCTCTTTTGCAGCATCAAGTTCTTTCTGCATCGATTTCTGGAGATTCGACATGACGATAGACTCATAGATAGACTTTTCCTTATAGATCTTCACAGGATGTCCGTGAACGGTTCTCCAGACATAGTATCCGTTTTCATCCTCGTACTGCTGCTGTTTCTTTTCTGTCATATTTTCTCCATAAAAAAAGATCCTCAAAAAAGGATCTTTCTTGTAAAACAGTGTAAATTCGTACTATTCTACGCTGTTGTAAACGGTTTTGATCAGCTGATCAGCTTTTTCCTTGCTGATCTGATCTACATCAATTCCGCCATAGAACATTTTTGCGTAATAGTATCCATCTTCCCATGAATGTGTCTTGTATCTGTAAACCAAAAGCTCTCCCGTATCCTTATTGAATCTCAGCAGTGCTTTTTCTCTTGGAGACACATCTCCAATAGGGTCTTCTAAGTAATAAACATAATCAGCCATTTTCATGTCTCCTTTCCAATATTATTATATCGTATCTGTTGACCAATGTACACAGCTGAAGTTTACTCTATCAGCCCGGGTTTCGGATGTTTTTTCTTCTTTCTGATAAACTGTCTTTTGATTGCCTTTTTTACGTCTTTCTTTTTTAAAGTATCAAATGACTGTATGTTTCCGACGTCCTTATTTATGCCTTTGATCGCCTGAGAATTATGGAACATTTCCAGAGCCATCGCCATTTTTTCTTCTTTCGGCGTATTTAATTCTCTTGATTTTTCATAAATAAGATGATTCTTGTCTTTTATATCAAGCGATTCCGGCGTATGAAACTGCAGTTCGAATTTAAGACCGTCTTCATTTTCAAATACGCAGTTGATTCCGCGATACGGATTGTTTTCATTGAATTTGAAAAATGAATTCTTGCATCTGACGTTCTTATATCCTTTTTTGGCCATTTCAGAAACGACGTGCTCGTATTCTCTCGCCATTTCTTCACCTGAACATCTGTCAGTGAATCTGACGACGTCATACATCTTGTTTGAAACACCGTCAAGATCGTAGTAACCCGCCTGTTTGAACTGCTCTACAAGATCGGAATTGATCTTTCTGGCAAGCGATTTTTCTGTTTTCAGCTTGAAATCGGTCGATTTAAGCGTTCTTCCGGTCTTTTCGTCTTTTAACGGAGTATCATATTCGATCTTGCCTTTGGAGATCTCCATCAGGTCGTTGTAGATCCTGTCAACATGCTTTGCACCGTTGGAAACGAGCTCCGCTGCTTTCTGTCTGATCTGTTCATCAGACGGTTTGTTCCAGCTTTTGCCATTCATGCTCTTTTCAGGATCGCTCTTTTCAGAGCTGTTTATTTTCCTTCTGTTGATTGATTTGATTTCAGAAGCATTTCGTTTGTCCAATGGTCTTTTGCTTTGCAGATCTGACGATTTTGCTCCAGATTTGGTTTTAAATACATTTTTAGAAAATTTATTGCTGTTTCTGATGGCTGTTCTTACATCTTCCCCATCAGCAATAAAGATTCTGCGTCCCATGACAGTACGCCAGACGCCTTTTTCTTCAGCCATTACTCTTCCTCTTTCTTCTTCCTGGCTTTTCTCGGTTTCACAGTGATGATCTCAGCAAATCCAGCATCACAGATCTGTTTCGCTCTTTCTTCACTAACTTCATATACTTCACCGGTCAGGACATTCTTTCTGGTCTGCAGGTCGAAATAGTCCTGTTTCGCTTTTATCAGCATGCCTTTTCCTCCTTTTTCATAAAAAAAGTCATACCGCCCGTAAATCAGTATGACCGGTGCAATCCATTCAACTGCACAATATTATTTTATGCCGGTAAATATGCTAGTACACTGCATCAGATGTTTTTGTTCAGCTCGTTTTCGATCCTTCTGAACAGTCCGCTGTCAGATACGAAATTCTCCGCACTGACCGTGATATATGTCTTTCCTTTGACATAAAGATCAACAACATTGTTCCTTGTCTCATCTTCCAGATTATCCAGCTTACGGTCGACAAACTTCACGATCATTTCATAGAGTTCCTGGTCCTTTACCATTTCTTCGATCTCATCAAGTCTGTCCAGTCTGACCTGTTCCATGAATTTACGGTTCGAGGATCCAGGCTGCTTTGAAGGATCTACACCTTTGACGTTTTCAAGATCGTACCATTGAAGATCGAGTTCTTCTTTCAGCCGTCTGCTTTCCTTTTTGCAGAACGGATAGATCTGAAGCAGCTTTTTAAACATTTCTGATTTGCTCATGCATCATACCTTCTCAAAATATAGTATTCGTCTTTTTTCCGGTCGGTCTTCTTTTCAGCCAGACAGTATATTCCTTCATTTTTAAGCTGATCGATAATATCATACGGTTTTTTCTTGCAGACAGTATTGCCGTAAATAATGATGTGCGTCTTTACAGATTCATAAAGCTCTTCATCATTTATCTGTCCTATTTTTTCCCTTATTATTTTATAGCGGTTTTTCAGAAGTGCTCCGGAAACAGCATGTTTTCTCAGAGTATCCTGCTTAAAATTCAGTTTCCTCTGAATATATACGACAGGACCTTCGCAGATCAGCCTTTTACCGTCATATACCTTATAAACAAACTGCATCAATAAAACGGGAGCTCCAGGTCCTCTGTATATTCCTGTTTTTCAGAAAATTCCTGTTCGTTTTTGATCTGAGCAGCTTCTTTTCTTTCTTTGATCGTTTTGGATATCTCAATACTTACATTTTCAGCCATAACTTCCGTTACATATACTCTGCTGCCGTTATTTTCATAATTTCTTGTCTGAATCGTGCCTTCCAGGCTGATCATATCGCCCTGGTGAGCATAGTTCGAAAGATAATCCGCAGACTGATTCCAGGCAACGCAGCTGATGAAATCCGTCGGATATTCACCGTTTTCGTTCTTGTATTTTCTGTTGCATGCCAGCGTAAAATTCAGATATGATTTATTGCTTTGCGTTTTTCTGAGTTCAGGATCTTTTGTGATCCTTCCGAGCAAAATAACTTTATTTATCATTTTCCCTCCATTTTTTCAAGTATTCGACATAGTCGATATTCAGCCACCAGTCAATTGCTACTCTAAGCACCCATAATGATCCGACAAGAATCACCATGCTTATAATCGTTAAGATCATGATCCAGATAATTCTAATTAGCTCCATCTTCTTCACACTTTCTTCGCCATTTTGCCAGCAGATCGATATAGACTTTCAGCGTGCCGTAATCGATCTGCCTTCTGTACATCATTTCATAAAGTTCTTTTCGCATCCATTCGATCTGAATATAATCTCTGTTAGATGTCATTTAAACATCCTTTCAATAGCTGTCATCGGATCTCCCATCATCTCATCAAATGCATATTTGCTTTCAAGCTGCTGCAGATATCTGGCAATATCCTGGCGAGTAGATTCATACTCCCCACCATCTACCAGTTTTAGCCTTTTCTGAGACTCATTTAATTCATGTCTCTGATCCAGCAAACGGATCTTCATATAGTCTTCATTTTCCCAGTATCTTTCAACCGGGCTTTCTTTTTTCTTAAATATCATCTTTAACTCCCATCACAATCAGCATCAAACAGACACCGATTAAAACTCCTAATATAAATCCTTCAATACCTGTCATTTTCCAAACAGTTCACAGATTTTCTTTTTAGTGAACTCGCATCCATCAACGATGTCTTGCATATACTCTCGCAACATAGGGTCTGTTGTTCCTGCTATACCTTTGTGTTGCTTTTGGATTTCTCGCTCAAGACAAGCAAGGCCTGTATATAGCAAGATTCTTTCTTGATCGGTCATTTTGTTTCTCCCTCATAATGCTCTTCGATGATTTTGCTTACTTCTCGGAGTCCTTCGGTAATCTCATCAATGAACTCCTCTTTGAATGGGCAGTAGAGTCTCAACATATCAATGGCAACCCGACACTGTTCGCCTAGTCTTCTTATCTTCTCGTCCTTTGTCATTCTTTTTCTCCTAGCCACTTGATAAACTTGCTTTCACACTCTGCACACAGAACTACATCCTTGCAATAGTGTTCGCCATTCACGATGTCATATTTTCTGATGAAGAAATAAGGTCTTTCATATTCCTTTTCGGTCATTTCCATTCCACACTTGTCGCAATAATATTTCTTCATTTCTGTATCTCCTCTAAACAATCGTTCCAACCGATTGCATATTGGTCTTCAATGTCGTTGCCGAATTCATTAGGCAAAAGTTTAAGAGGGCATTCATCCCATTTTCCATGATGAGGAATTGTATCTTTGTCTATAACACACCTAATAGTGTTCGCCCCATAATAAGCATCATCTCCATAGTCAATATATGTAAGAGGACAGGCATGGCAACTATTTGGCATTTCATTAAGAACTAATACTGCTTTCATTCTGTTCTCCTAAACTGTATTCTTTGATGTCGATATAAACTTCACCATCCACACTCGTTATTGTGTATAAATAATATTTGCCATATACATATATCACATTTGCTTCAAATTGATTGGGCATTCTGTTTCTCCTGCGATTGTATCAATACAATCGTTCCAACCGTCAAAATATGTTGTCTGTTCAAAATCATCTTCATCTCCATATCCTTTTAATGGCAAAGGTCTTAATGGACACCAATCAGGCTTTGTCTTGCTTGGGTTGACGTACTCGTCGATGTCTTCATCAGCAGGTACGCAAACCTTCCACAGATGACAATCACATTCTTCACAAGTCTTAGGCGTATCAATTATCAATATCGACTTTTGCTTTTTGTCTATACTGTTTTTGGTTTCTTCGTTTCCACCATCGCCATGCTTTTCTGTTGTTTTTGACCCAGCAGGCAAATTT